ACAATTACTTAAGGAAAACCGTATACTAGAAAAAGATTATAATGATTATATTAATAATCGTATTACGTTAGTTGAATTATTTAATAAGAATGATATTAAGTTCAAATATAGGTATAATATGTCTGAGGATTGATTTTTAGACAATCTGACAGACTTTAAATAGATACAGATGTAAATAGTATTGTGATGTTAAAAATGGCTTAAAATCCATTTATGTTAATAATTAGGGTGATATTGATGTCAAATGAAGACTGTGGAGACGGAGATGCATTTATAAAATATAGTGTTAAGGAAAAGCTAGAGAGCATAGAAGAAAAATTAGATAAACATCTTGAAAAAGAAGAAAGACAGGATAAGGCAATATCAACAAATAGAGCAAATATAGCTAAAAATAGCACAAGCATATCATACTTAAAAGGATTTTGTGTATTGATTATTGGCACTATCCTCACAAGTATCATAAAAATCTGGCTATTTCCATAGAAGGTGTTAATTATGTCAAATGAAAGTATTAAAATTCCCTTTAAAATAAAGGGTGAATTTAAGATACCAGATAATATTAAAACTAAAAGCTCAAAGCGTATCATTGCTGGATATGCTTCCATAGTAGAGCTAGATGTTTACGATGAAATAATTCCACATGAAGCATTAAAAGAAGGATTAAAAACATTAATAAGTGATGAGCACTATGCTAATCTTATGTTATCACACTCTGATATACAAGTTGGTAAAATATTGAAGAGTTGGGGTAAATTAAAAACCCATGTTGATAAGAAAGGATTATTCATAGTTGCAGAATTAAGAGATGATATTAATGCTGCTAACGATGCTTGGGAGATGATACTCTCTGGTGAGATGAGGGGTTTTTCCATAGGTGGCGAAGTCATAAAAGAACATGGTGAAGCAACCAAGGGTGGAAGAGAATGGACTGTTTTAGATAAGATAAATTTATTTGAAGTGAGTATTTGTTCATTTCCTGCGAATGAAAAGTCAGGATTTATTGTCATTTCAAAAAGTATTAAATCATATGAATGTGAATGTTTAGATTGTGGAGACACGGTAGAATCTAATGAACACTGTAAGGATATTGAATGCCCTAGTTGTGGTGGAGAGATGAGAAGAGTTGATAGACAAGGGGATGGAGATAAAAAATCCAAATCTAAACTTGTCACTAAATCACCTGCATGTAGACAAGAAGACGAAACTAAAGATGAATGTGTATCTCGTAAGATTCCTGAAATAATGGATGAGGGATATGACCAAGACCAAGCAATTGCTATGGCAAATAGTATGTGTAGCACAGCATGTAGTGATAAATCAAAATCATGTGAGATTGATAGTGGTGACTATTCTAAATATGAAAATCATTATATAAAAATAAATAAAGATTTGCCAGATGATTTTTATAAACTTGCTAATCAACGGAGAAAATCAGTATACAGTCCAGAAATGATTCTATATAAGAAATTCTTAGGTGCACAACCAAAAGATATGTATATAAATAGACTTAGTATCCCTATGGCTCTCATGGGAAGTTATTTATATGCTCATAAAAGCATTTTAGGTGATGACCCACTAGAAGTCCGTAGATTTGATTATGAGGGCGAATGTCCACCTGTATATTTTGATATAAAGTTAAATTCTAAAAAAAGTGATAGTTTATTATTAGATGGAATTGCATTTTATAAAAATAAAACTATTTATAAAGTTTATCCTACATTGGGTGGCATACAAATAGAAATAATTACTAACCGTAAAGATAAGAGTAGAAATAATAAAATAATGTCTGATATTCATAAATGGGTAAAAGAAAATAATTTCTTGAGAGGAGAAAAATTTACAATATACGGTGAATTTATTACTGTTAGTAAAAAAAGTTGGGATGATATTTTCATTAATAAAAATATTAGGAAGTCTGTTGAGAGAGCAGTAAAGATAGCCAACAAAGAAGATTTTGTTAGTAGAGGAATGTTATTTTGCGGTCCTCCAGGAAATGGTAAAACATTAACTGGTAAAATAATGTTTAATAATCTTAAATGTAGTTGTATATGGATTACTGCTAAAGATTTTTCTGATGGAATATATGATGCAAGTAAAATTATTGGAGAAGCATATCGTCTTGCAAAGTTACTTGGACCAACAGTAATTTTTATGGAAGATATTGATAATTGGTTATCACCAAAAACTATTGATGCATTAAAAACAGAAATGGATGGATTAAGTGAAAACCGAGGAGTTTTGACAATACTCACATCAAACAATCCAGATAGTTTACCTGATGCGTTGTTAGATAGACCAGGAAGATTTCATGATATATTAATGTATGAAGCTCCCAACAGTGATGCCAGAAAGAATATGATTAAGGGAATGGTAGAAGTCTCAGATAAAGTTCTTGAAGATATAGTGAAACAAACAAATGGATATAGTGGTGCGTACATAAAAGAGTTAATTGATTTAGCAAATCTTATTTCTGACGAAGATGAAATAAAGATTGAAGAAGCATTACACAAATCACTTACTAAGATAGAACATCATAAGAATTTAGTTGCCAATATTAGGCAAAATAAAAATGTTAAAGAAGAATTGTCAAATGACGATGAAGAAAAAAGCGAAGAAGTTAAAATAGATATGAAAACAAAAGAGGGATGTACTATGTCTAAAGACAAGAAAGAAGATGTTAAAGACAACATCAAGAAAGATGAATCTGTGGAAGATGATGTGAAAGACACTAAATCTGAAGAAACAGAGGAATCAGAGGAAACCTCTACTAAAGAAGAAGAGGAAGATAGCGAACCAGCGTTTAATTTAAATGATGTTATGCAACGTTTGGAAGCTGTCGAAGGAACTGTCCGTCAAATATTAGAGGGTAGTGAAGAAGAGGCTGAAGATGAAGACGAAGAAGATGAAGAAGACTATGAAGAGGAGGAGAAATCTGACTCTGATAAAGAAGATAAACCAGATAATGACGTTGAGAAAGAAAATGAAGAATCTGATAAACCTGAAAAAGATGAGGAAGAATCAGGTGAAAAAGAGAAATCTGTAGAAAAATCTAAAGATAAAGATGATGAGGAAATTAAAGTTCTTCAGAAATCAATATCTGATAAAGATGAACATATTAAAGAACTGGAAAAAACTGTTAATAAACTCAATGCTAAAATTAAAGAGCTTGAAGAAACAGAAGAACCAGCTAAAACTGTTATTAAGAAAGAAGATGACTTCGATGATGATGTTGAAGATGATAAAGTCATAGTGAAACGTCAAGGCAAAGAAATCTTCTTAGATGATTGGGAATAAAATAAAAAATATAAAAAGGTGAAAAAGATATGGCATTTACTTCATTGGAAGGAACTAAAATAATTGTGAAAGAGGAAGGCACTAATTACATGAACTTCATTGCATCTGGTACTATTGTTGCAGGTCAAGCTGTGAAAATTGCTGGTGCAGCAAGTGGTTCAGACCAAGCGAAAGTTCAAGAAGCAGGGTCTACTCCAGAATCTAGTTTTATTGGTGTTGCAGGATTTGATGTGACATCTGGTAATCGTGTAATTGTAGTTGTTAAAGGAAATAAAGTTTGGTCAAGGGCAAGTGGAAGTGTTTCTGCTGGAGATATTGTGACTGCATGTGATGGTGGTTACTTTAAGACATCTACATTCGGTGGAGGTTCTGGTAGTGGTAACATTCTTAGTCACGGAATTGCACTTTCAGATGCATCAGATGATGGTGTCCTTAAAATATTGTTACAATAATTGTATTAAGAAGGTGAAAAAGATATGACTAAAAAATTGCCAAAAATGCTTGAATATTATAACGCAACTCCCTCAGAGAGAAAAGCTATCCGAAATACTGAATCATTTAAGAAAACCGTTCTTGCTGGTATGCCAAAATCCAAGAAAGAACTGTTACTTACTGAAGCAGCAGAAGAAGATACTTTACTCCAAGAGGAAGTTCTAAAAACTATTGTTGAAGGTGCTCGAAGATGGAGATGTATGCGAGACTTACTTCCTATCGAAAAAACTAACACTAACTCAGTTCGTGTAGTTTATCAAGATAGTGCATCAGGTTTTGCTGCTGAAATTCCAGAAGGGGGTAAAATACCTGTTAACCATGATTCGTTCAGTTATACTACAATCAACATTAAGAAATATGGTGATAGACCAACCATCACTGAAGACCTTATTGAAGATTGTCTCTGGGACAGGGTAGCTCTTGAATTAGACCGTCTTGGAGAACGAATGGAGAATACTTTTAATCGAGAATGTATGGATGCGATGCTTAGCAGCTCTCCAAATACATCAAATGCTACTGCTGGTGGACTTACTCCTAAGAACATTGCAACTGCAATTAAAAATGTTAAAGTGAACGGTTATATGCCAACACATCTTGTACTTCATCCAACTGCTGATGGCGAGTTAATGCAAAGTGATTATTTACTTAAAGCTAACGAGTCTGGCTCTGATAGGCTGTTACGAAATGGAGATGTTGGTGAACTATTCGGTCTCAGAAAATTCATTTATTCAATTGAAAATGGTAACTGGAATGATACTGATGGTTCTGGCTATTATGCATGGGTAGGAGACCCAAGTAGATATGCTAAAGTTATGATGCGAAGAGAAATTTCATTTAAGAAATACGAAGACCCAATCTATGATTTAATTGGTATTTCAGCAACTATGAGATTTGGTGTTGGAAAATTACAAAACGATGCAGGAGAATTCATAGTTAACGCATCATCTTAAACATATTTTCTTTTTTTCTATATTTTTTGTTCTTTAATTTTCTCTCTCTTAATGAATGTTCTACCATAATGGAGGTAATTATATGATACATGGAAGAGGTCAACAATACTGGCAACGCAAAGAATACCAGGATAAACGAAATAAAATGCTGTTAGATAGGTATAGTTATGATGAAGATGAACAAGATTTACATGATATTTCATTTCCAGATGGTGGTGGTAGAACAGACCCAGAAGTAACCTACGAAATTAAACAAACCAACTTAACTAAAGCTAAACAAACTTCAAAGAAAATTGATATTAGAGATGTTCCTTGGTATGGATATTAGGAGTAATTATTATGACATACTCACCTAGTTTAGTTCAGATAACAGATATTCGTAATACATTCACTCCAGCACTAGACTCTGATGATGTTTCTGATAATGAAATACTTGCACAGATTGAAATAACAGAAACTTATATTAAATATGCTTGGTATAATGGTTCAATGCCATCTGCTGCTGAAGGTAAAGTACCTGCATGGTGTATGGTAATATCAAAAATACTAAATAGTAACTCAAATATATATAAGAAATATGCTGTTCCGTCAAGAATGAAATTAAATGATGAAACAATAGACACTCCCCAACATGGTACAGGTAATCATAAAACTGTAAAGGAAGTTGCTAATTCATGGGAAGATATGGCTTTACAAATATTAAAAGCAAATTGTACAAGTTGGAAAGTTCGTAAGGTTAATAAATAGGTCAATGTTGATGTGTGGAATTATAATGGTTTATAGAAGACCAAATGAAAAGTATCCGAGAAATTGGAACAGACTTAGATTTGTTATCTTTAAAAGAGACCATTATATGTGTCAAATATGTGGAATCAAATGTGATTCCGAAACATTATCAAGAAGACCTAATTGCCACCACATAATACCTATTAGTAAAGGTGGAAGTCATAGTTGGGATAATTTAACTACATTGTGTGATAGATGTCATAGAATAATGCATGGGATAATATGAGTGCTTATAAATCTTGGTTAACTGATTCGGCTGATATATATACTAGAACTCCATCAACTAATGCATTAAATGAAGATATTATGTCATGGAGTAAAACATATTCTGATGTACAGTGTAGATTTTTTCATGTTACTTATGAAGAAGTAAAGGAAAGGATAGGTGAATGGGACAATATTGAATACCGAGTTTATTTTCTTTCAGGTCAGACTATCACTACAGAAGATAGAGTTAACTATGAAGGAAATGACTATGAGGTAATCAAAGTATTCACTGACACAGAAGATTATTATAAACACGCATTTATTCGAAGGCTGTAATAATATGGGTATGTTCATAATAGATATAGATGTTAAAGGAGTTAATCAAGTAAGAACTGCATTTAAATTAAAGAATGCACAAATGGTTAACACAACAATAAATGCAACTCATAGAGTTATGGATGAAATAGAAAAAAATGCAAATGAGATTGTTTATAGAGATTATAAAACATATTCTCATGGACACTCCACTCCACCCATAGAAAAATCATGGGTACATGAAAAGGGTAAATATTATAGTAACTATGGTTACGTAACAAGGCTCAGAAATGATTCTGAACACGCTGCTGCTGTAGAATTTGGAGTTCCACATATAATATATCCAAAGAATGCAATGAAGCTACATTTGGGTAATGGAGTCTTTAAAGAATCAGTTCGTGGACAGGATGGTAAGTTTTATCTTACAAATGCAATAAATATGACTGACCAATACTTAGATATATTTGCTAGAGAACTAAGAGGAATAATAGGTGTATAGATATGACTCGACCAAGTTATATAAACAATTTAAGAGATTTATTAGTTGCTGATTCAACACTTACAGGCTTAGTTAGTGCTAGTAGTATAAATGTTTCATGGAAAAAGAAAGATATCCCGTTTCCTTGCATAGTAATTACGCAAATCGGTGCAAGGGCTGTAGGAAGATTAGGTATAGCTCAATCCGATTCTGGAGAAAGGATGGTTGATGAAAACGTCACATTCAGAATAGATATTGCTTCAAGGACAAGCATATCTAATATAAATGACATAGCAGATGCTATTAATGATATATTAATGGTTGAAGGTTATGAAAAAATGGGAGAAATAGATACATTCGATGAAAATAAAAATACATATATAAGAACTTTAACTTTTAGATTAGTAGATGTTTATTCTTATTAAATTGTTGAGAGAGAAAATAAAAAGAAGAGGAAAATAGAAATTGTTTAAGAAATAAAAGAAGGTGTAAATAGAATGGGAACGTCAATTTTAACAGGAAAGAAAGCAAAGATTCAAATTGGTGGAACTAACAATAGTCATTCGGTATACGGTATATCAGAATTCTCCATAGTATTCAATCGGGGTACAAATGAACAACCATTGCTCGGTGCTGAAGGTAATGAATATTACGAAGGTCCGTTATCAATTGAAGGGTCTTTAACTTGTTGTAAGTTTGCTGCAAGTGGTAATAGTAAGTTACTGGATTCTATCGTGAGTGGAAGTATTGTATCTATATCTGGTGCTGTGAGTGGTTCTACGGATATTAGATGGTTTTTACATTCATGTCAGGTAACTTCATACAACGTTTCTGCTGGTGATGCTGGTACTATCTCAGAAGCATCAATAGATTTCGTATGTCTTAATCCACATCAAGTGTCTTATGATAGTGATACAGGTAAGGTGAATGACTAATGGCTGCTGTACAAGGTACTACTCACTCTGGTAAAGATGTTGCTATAGAAATTGGTCTTTCAGGTCAAACAGGTAAGTCAAATAGCACTCTTGCTGTGGGTGATTGGTCACTTACAATAGATAGAGGAACAGTAGAAGTTCCGTTAACTGGTGAAGAAGGTAACTACAGAACACAAGGAGCTATCAGCGTAGAGGGTTCAGTTACTTCTGCAAAACTTGGTAAAGATGCTGCTGGTATATTCTTAGATTCAATTATAAACGGTAATAAAGCACATCGTATGTGGATTTCTGGCTCATGTGGTTCAGATTCACTCGGATTCTACTTTAGTAGCATAATGATTACTGGATTCACTGTGGATGCAGGAGATGCTAATACAGTGTCTATGGGTTCAGTTGATTTTATGGTTCTAAATCCAGCAGATGTGAATGAAAGTGCTCCATCAGGACAATCAAGAGTTTGGGTAAAAGCTTAAACCCATCTGTTCTTTTTTTTTTATTTTAAGTAGGAGAAGATATAATGATTCTTAAAGTAGCATGGGATGATGGTAAATCAACAATCATTGATGATATATCATTAGTTGATTATAACAAATATAGACGTAGTGACTTACAAGAAGTAGATATACAAGGTAATCCTAATAGAGATATTGTTTATGAAATAGTATATAGTAAGAATAACGAAGATAAAAAAGAAAAAATATATATTGCTGCTAGATTTTTTATCATGAATGATAATGGTCGCACAATAGATGTAATAAAATAAAGGAGTAGATATTATGAATAAAGAAGAAAAAGAGAAAAAAGAAAAAGAATTAAGAGAAAAATCAAAGAAAGAAAATAAAGTTTCAGCTAAAGATTTATCAAAGCAATTAGCAACTAGGGAGATTCTTGAACGTGATTATAAAGAAGATATTATTTATGTTAAATTTAAATCATCTACACAGACTGAACGTTATGTTGAGGCTCTTAAACCATCTAATAAACAAATGAGTCAAATCATGACTTTGTTCGCTAAAGCACAAAAATTCCAAGAATCACAAGATGCTGATTCAATTGAAGAATTAAATAAAGTTTATCTGGATATGGCTAAATTAGTAGGTGCATTAACTACTGATAAAAATTTAGATTCTAAATTCTGGAATGAATACACATCCAACTCAACGCTTAATGACTTTGTGATGAACCTAGTCACTACAGCACAAGGAGTAACTAAAGAAGAATTAGATTCCTTTCGTAAATAGTCCTTACGGTATACTTGAATTTGAACTATGTAAGTTCTTTCAAACAACTCCCGATGAAATAGGGCGAAAAAGAAAAGAGAATCCAATTGGGATGTATTTCATAGAAAAGTCATTACTTGAACGTCTTAAACATAATGGTGGAAGTAATCCGCAAGGATTAACTAATACTAATGATGATGGATTGAAAAGTAGGAATATGTCAGAAATCCAAAGACGTATTAAGTATGGCAACAAATAAGGTATTTATAATAACAACCTAAACGCACAGTATTTTACATTTTGATGATAACACTATCGCTTTAGGGTTGATTATACATTACCTCTGTCTTATTTTTGTTATTGATTAATTAACGATAGATTTAGGAAGGAGCAGATTATATGAATGATTATAAAAATAAGCAATTAGAAAATATTAAAAAACTTAAGGATAAAAATAATAAAATATATATAAGACAAAATGGTAATAAGGTACATTCAGGAATGGATGTGTGGGTAGGAGTAAATAAATTTCCTACTTATATGATTAATGCAGGTATTAAAGATATTACTTTAGAAGCTACCTCAGAGAAATGCACACTCACAATTAATTTTATATATGATTATATTAAACCTTTAGTGATATCTAATGAGCCTAGATTAGATTTAGTAGCTGATTTCAGAGATTTTACATTGATATCTAATGGATGCGTTGGTGGTAATCGTTTATATTTCAATGACAAAGAAATTAAATCAACTGCTGAAATAAAAGCTGCATTTGGTGATTCAGAAACAATATCTGAATTAGAAGTTATATTTTGTTAAAAGGGCTATAAATAGATTTTAAGACATTTATGATGCGATGAGACTTATTGTACCTAATTATTGTTAAAGCCTCCCAAATTGGCTTAAAACCATGTTTAAATTAAAAATAATAATATAGATTGATTAGAAAGTGATATAGTGACGAATGTCGGCACAATTAGTGTTTTGATTACTGCGAGAACAGGTCAATTCACAAAAGGAATTACTCAGGCAACTGCTGTCTTAAATACGTTTGCAAGAAATGCAGGTAGGATTGCAGGAGCTATTACTGCACCAACTAAGAATGTAGAAGGACTTGGCTCTGCATTAAGTAAGAATCAATCTAAACTCACTGACTTTGGTATGACAGGTGTACAAGCTGGAAAACAAATGGGTCAGATGGGTAAAGGTATGGGTCAAGCTGCAAATGCTATTGGTAATAATGTAGGTAAGGCACAAAATAGTTTATTAAGTTTACAATCATTTGTTGGTAAGATTTCTCACTATATTACATTTAGTATAGGTGTTCAGATGGTTATGGGAATCAAACGTGGTTTCCAATCATTGATAGATACAACGATAGAATTTGAGAAACAGGCTGTGAGAACAGCAGGTGTGGCTGGTAGATTAGGTGGTGCATTTGATAAAACAGTTGAAAATCTACAACAGGTATCTAGGACTCTAGGTGCAACTACAATTTTCTTCGCAACAGATGCAGTTAATTCTATGTATGATTTAGCTAGTGCAGGATTTGATATAGCAGATGCTATGGAAGACGTTACAAATGGAGTTAATGTTATGACTCCTATCCTTGAATACGCTGCTGCACAACAAATAGAGTTAGCAGATGCTACGGAAAGTGTAGCAAAGGCATTAAAGATGTTTGATGAAGATTTAAGTGCAACAAAATCCACAGTGGATACATTTACTGCTGCGATTGCTAATTCTTTCTTGACTGCTGACAAACTATCTGATGCTCTTAGATATTCTGGAGCTATGGCTCATACATTAGGTCTTAATTTGCAAGAGACTGTAGCTGGTGCAATGGCATTGGCTGATGCTGGTTTAACTGGTTGTTATGATAATGAAACTAAAGTATTAACCAATGAAGGTTTTAAATATTTTAAAGATTTAAATAAGAGTGAGAAATTCTTAACATTAAATCTTAAAACTGGAAAAATGGAATGGCAAGAAGCATATGATTATATAGAGTATGAGGTTGATAGACCAATTTATAGATTAAAAAATAGACATTTAGATTTATTTGTTACACCTAACCATAATATGGTTGTAAGACCTAGAGGAAAAAATGATTTCCAAATTATGAGAGCAGACGAAGTATATGGAAAGGATGTAGAATATAAATTAGCAGGGAGTTGGCATAATAGAAAAAAGAATTTTAAATTACCTAGTATAAAATCTAAGTTTAGTACATACACTAAGAAATCCAAAGCATTAGAAATAAATGGGTTATTGTGGGTTAGATTCATGGCATTTTATCTTGCAGAAGGGCACTACACTGGTAATGTACATAATAGCAACTACGGAGTGTTTGTATCACAGAAGAAGAATGGAAAAGCATATAAAATCATAAAAGAAACATTAGATAAATTACCATTTGATTATAAATATCAAAAAAATGGTCAGTTTAGGATTAATAATAAGCAATTGCATTCATATGTTAAACAGTTTGGTAGGTCTTATGATAAATATATTCCAGAATGGGTAAAAGAAAATAGTAAAGAATATTTAGAAGAGTTTTATAGAATATATAATCTATGTGATGGAGATAACCAAGGTAATATTTATACATGCTCACCTACAATCATTAATGACTTAATTGAGATATTAATTAAGATTGGTTATGGAGCTAAGATTTATAAACATAGGGAAAAAGGAGAAAAACATTGGATTAAAGACCATTATGGTACATGTAAATATGACCAATATATTATATATGTAAATAAGAATCATACAACTCCACGCTTTGCAAGAAAGGAATATACTAATTGGCATAAAGGTAGATATGGGGATAGTTGGGGTAAATCAATAAAAGAAGAATGGAAACATTATAAAGGTAAGGTGTATTGTGTTACAGTTCCAAATCATACATTAGTAGTAGAAAGAAATGGTAAAGTACAAATATCTGGTAATTCCCAAGCAGGTCAGCGTTTAAATATGATTTTGACTAAATTAATTGACCCAACAGAAGAAGCAAGGAGAACGTTAACAAGATTAGGTATAACTATTGAGGATATCAATCCTGAACTTCACTCATTTACAGAAATATTATATACATTAGAAGCTGCTGGATTTAAAGCTGCTGATGCTGCAACTATGTTTCGTGCTAGAACTGCTGGTGCTGCTGCTATGTTAGTTAATAGTGCAGATGCAGTAGGACAATATATTAGAGTTCTTAACGGTGCAAGTAATATCACATCAGAATTAGCAGAGAAACAGAGAGATACTCTTTGGGGTACTCTTAAATTAGTAGCTGCTGCTTTTCAAGATGTAGGAATAGGACTAGGACAATTATTAATTCCAATATTTAAAACATTTGCTAGTTTTTTAAAAGGAGTAGTTGTACCTGTACTTAAAGGTACTGTAGAAAGCATCAAAGTATTATATGAAATTTTAAAACCAATAGCTCCAGCATTAAAAGGAGTTGCAGTTGGTTTAGCTATTGCTACTGCTGCATTTGTAGCATATAAGTTATCAACGATATCTGCCACAAAATCAACATTACATTTTTTTGCTGTATTAGCTGCTAATCCTCTTACATGGATTATTAGTGCAATAGGTGCTGTAATAGCATTATTTATCCACTTTGCAAAAAAAACAGGGGGACTATCTAATATAATGGATGGGTTATCAGATGTAATATCTGGTGTTTCAAGTGCAGTTATGGCATTCATAGATGCACTTAAACCCGTTGCAGATGTCATTGGTAAAGTATTGCTATATACAACTCCGTTAGGTTTATCTTTAGTCCTCCTATCAAAATTATTTAAAGATAATAATACAGAATTAGCCCGTGCAAGGAAATTCTATGACCAAATTTCAGATGAAGTTAAGGAATACGAAACATCATTAGGTGCATTAGAAGATAAGCTAGAAGAACAAAAAAGATTAGAAGAAGAAATAATTGAACTTCAAAAAGATGAGACAGCAAGTATCGATGAGTTATCAGAGAAAAAAGGTGAATTAAAAGAAGTAACTGAGGAAGTAGAAGCAGCAGAGAAAGATTTCTTAGCAACAACTACTGAGCTAGTAAGAGAAATACAAAAATTATCAGAAGATTTGGATATTTATGCTAATAAATTTGCAGACATTATTGAAATCAGTAACAAAATAACAAATGCTGAAGCGGATAGAGCAGATGTAGAAGAAGAAATTCTTGATTTGCAGGAAGAATATAATAAAGCAGTTGCAGATTATGGACTCACATCATTAGAAGCAACAGAAATTTTATCTAAATTAGCAGATAAAGAACAAGAAATTATAAAGATTGATAAACAAATTGCAGAATTATCAGACGATAAAACAGAAGCAATGAAAGAAGAAGAGAAACAACTTAATAAACTTAATAGTACAGAAAGAACTTATGCTGATATAATACAAACAGTTCTTGATGGAGAAGATAAATTATCTGATTTACGAGTCAAGAAAGCTAAATTAGCAGCTAAACAAAACGTTTTAATATCAACTAGAAATAAATTTGAAGGTTATTTTGAAGAGCAAGTTAACGCACTAAGAGATGCAGAAACAAAATTATATGAAATAGAAGCTAAGTTATATCAACTTAGATACGGTCAAATAGATTCATATAGAGATTTATTTGATGCTATAGCTTCACAAGGAGTTGCATCTAAAGAAGTTATTGAAGCATATAGAAATATGGAAATATCGCAAGGTAAAGCTAAGAAAGAACAAATCGACTATTCTAAAGTATTGGAAAGGTTATCAGATGCTAATAGAGAAAAGGCAATGGAATGGACACAGGCATATGTTGAAGCTGTTAGTGATGGAGCTACACATTCAGAAGCTATGATAAAAGCAAATTCAGAATTAGGATACACATTAAGTAACGTAAGTGGAGTAACTAATTCAGTAAGAAAAGAGATTATGGAGTATGCAGAAGCACAAGGATTGGCTAATAAACTAGCCAGTGAATTTAGAGGGACATCACTTAATCTTGCAGAAGATTTAGTTAATTCAGGTCAAGCATCTACAGAGGTTGCTAAGGCATATTATACATTACTTAAAAATTCAAATGATTTAGAAAAAAGTGAGAATGAATTAATTAAGGTAGAAGATGATGCAGTAGATGCATCTAAGGACTTAATTAAAACTACTGGTAGGCTATATAATTATTATGAAAATATAGAAGGATTAGAAGATGATAGAACTGGCATCGTTATGAATATGGTTGATGCTATGAACTTATCAAACAGAGCAGGAGAAACCCAAGCAGATGTATTAGATAGTCTTAATTATTTCTACGGTACAAATAAAGAATCATTAGAAGAATTTGATGAAGCAGAAGTTGTAGCAGCATTATCAGCGATGCGATTAGCTGACTCATTAGATTACTTAAAAGGAAAGAAATTAGCAAAGGATGATATTCTTCCAGAACTTCCATTGGATGATTGGGATACATTCATATCACTTGCATATGAAACAGCGCAAGAACAAAATGTATTTGATGACCTTACATCATCACTCACTGGATTAGATGAGGATATTGCAGCTTTAGTTAAATCGTTATCTGGATTTGATGATATCATAATAGGATTAACAATAGATAACCCTGCTGATGAACCTACATGGTGGGAAGAAGTTAAATCTACATTTCAAGCAGGATGGAAAAGTATACTTGAAGGTACTGACCCGTTAGGCATAGGGGATTGGTGGAGTCATGTAACTGAAACACTAAGTAAAGGATGGGAAAATATTACAAAGGGCTTAGACCCATTAAATATTAAAGATTTATTTGTTGGTGGATTCAAATGGTTTTCTGAACAATTAATAAATTCTGCTAATGGAATTATAACAGTTGCAGATATAATTGCTGGTGGATTTGGATGGCTTAAGGATAGATTAGTAGATACATTAACAGGAATTATTGACATAGGTAGCATGATAACTGGTGGAGTTTCTGGTGCTGTAGATACAGTGTCAGGATGGTTTGGTGGACTATTTGGTGAGAAAGGCATTGTTGCTGCTGCAAGAGGTATCACTGAGACTAGAGGACCGACACCTGCAATTATTGGTGAGAATGGTGCTGAAGCAGTTGTTCCACTACAAGGAATTAATAGAAGAAACGGTTTAGAAATTCTAAAACGCATTATACCAGAACACTTTCCAGAATTGACACCAATGGAATCAGGAAGCATAGTTTCATCATCATACGGTGGTGTTAAGACTAACCCAAGTGGACCTGCAACAGTAGTACAAGGAAATAAGGAATATCATATACATGGTGATATAAATGTGTATGGTGTACAGGATGTAGATGAGTTCATGGATGAGCTTATGAGAGAACTAGAAGAAAGAAAGCGTATGGTGGAATAATGGTAGATTTTACAGTTGAATTGTATTCTGGTCAATCTGCTACTAAACGGATGACTATCACTAGAGATTCAAGAGTCAGCGGAAATATTAACTATTTTAATTTTATTAAATCCAATGACACTATGTATCAGACTGGTGTTGTTAAATTATATAACATTAAAGAAGAGCCAGTAATAAATGATAAAGTCACAATTGATATTAATGGTACTAATAAATTCACTGGATATGTCAGAGCAGTTGATAGGGTATTAGAAAAGAGTGATACTAGAGTAGTTCGTCTGATAGGCAAAACATATGATTTATGGAGAGAACCTATTGCTAGTGGCAATGCGGAATATGGCAATGATTACACAAGTAACATAATTAAAGACATATTAGATACATATACAAGTATTGATACTACTCTTATGCCAACAGATTCAGGTCAGATTATTAGTGGTAAGAGAACTTATCTATATTTCTCTGTTGGAGATGCAATAGAAACTGTATCTGAATATGATGATTATAGATTCTTTATAGATAAGGATGATAAGTTTCATTATTATAAGCCATCAACTAATCAAAAAACCATAACCGAAAGTAATCTTATAAAAGTAAAAGATATCAAAAAGAATGATAAGGATATATGGAATCATATCATTGTTGTTGGTTCTGGGAATATAGTTTCACAGGTTTCTAACCAAACAAGTATAGATACTTATGGTAAATACTTAAAGATAATTAGAGATTATAATATAAATAAAAGCGGAGATGCTACATCATTAGCTAATAAATATCTTACAGAATATGCTACTCCAGTCTATGAAGGAACTATATTAATAGATGGAGATGAAACTTTAGATTTAGAACAAGAAGTTGAACTTAGTTTTACAAATTTAAATATAACTGGTAATCATGAAATAACTAGCTTAAAGCATAAATTTGACGAGATGGGATTTACAACAGAGTTAAGATTTGGAAGAGCACCATTTAATCCATCAATAGATGTTAAAAATTTAAATATTAGGATGGTAAAGTCTGAGAAAAAAATAACTGAAATTCAAGGAACTAGCTATACTAGAAATTCAACAATGCCATCAGTTAATGTTACTATAAGTGCATTTCCTACATATTATGATGTTCCAGCTACGAATGACCAGTTGATTACATTAGTACATCATATAAAATTAAGTGGTAATACTGGTTCATCGACTATAAAACATACATGTTGGGATGGGTCATCAGTGTATTACTTTAGTGGTCAGGTACAATTAATTAATAATAATGCTGGTGTCATGGAAGAAAGACGTTCAATCACATTCTTAGCTAAAGCAGGTTCACGATGGCATATTAGTCGTTTAACTACAAGTGGTAATGTATCTACAAAAGCAACAATAGTTAATTTGACGGTGAATGGATAATGATAAGCAAGATTTGTACAAAGTGCAAAAAAGAATATCCAGCAACAGTGGAATATTTCTCAAAACATCCAGAAACAAAAGATGGTCTTAAATCGCACTGTAAGTATTGTAGGAGAAGGGCACAAAAAGAATATTATAATGAAAATATAAAACATAGATTTATGGTAAATCAAATTGTAGAACAAGTATATCATAATAGTGGTGATTAAAATTTCTCATACTAAAGCTCTAAATATATATTACAGTGGTCAGGTTGTTTCTGGTAATACAAATTATATTACTGTAAAGTGTTCTGATTGGACTGATGATAAGTGGACTGTATCTTTAACTTTGGTTATGAATACATCTGATAGAAATACATTATTTGATAATATAACTCCAGGTGCATATAGGCAATTATTTGAAGTATTAGCAGATAAGTATTTTGCAGATACAACATTCACATCTGGCAATACATTAATACTTAATCCTGTATCTGGAAGTAAACTACATAATATGTATGATGATACAACTATAGCTGTTAAATCTATAGATGATTATCCCACAGGTAGTAAGAATCCTAATGATATCTGGGGAGTTAAATTAGTAGGAGTGAAGTTATAATGAGTAAAAAATGTTGTGGAAAAGAAATGGATGAATACTATTCAGTTTTTATTTGTCATGATTGTGGTAAACAAAAGTGGAAGAAGTTTGCTATAGATTATGCTAAGGATTTACAGAAACATATGAATAAGCCTGAAACTAAGTAAGGCTGGTATATTTACATTCATGAGACTTAAAACTTCTCAGAATGGCTTAAAATCAATATTATGAGGTTTAAAGAAAATGTGGTTAGTAGTAGGATTAGTAGCATTCCTAGTATCTATTCTATTTGTAGGATGGGTATTTCAGGAAGAGATTAAGAAAGCATGGAAGAATAACAAAAAGAAAATCGTAGCTGTAGCTATGGCTTCCTCTGCTGCATCAGGTGGCTTAATGATGCTTCCAGATAGTGCATTAGAGGATATGGAGATGACTCTTATAGATTCATTAGATGTCTATGAGAAGTTTGGTTTTGATGTGGACAAAATAGAAAAACCGTATATATATGAGAAAGAAATATTATGCGAAGGACATATGCCTTTTGTTGTACAACTAAATTTATCGTCTGATATATATATGGATAAAGCAGATTCTAGTAATTTACTTAGAACTACCCAAGATTATGATAAAGTCTCTTTTAAAAATAAATTACTTATTGATGATTTTGAATATAAAATATTAGTAAAGAAGGATTATTCGTATGACATTCCAGTATATGAAGAGGTAGAGAAAAAAATATCTATATTTAATAATACTACCCAGAAATCAGAATTTATACTAAAAACAGAAGAGATTGTTACTGACTACGAAACAATTGAAGATTACAAATATGTTTGGGAAGATTTATCTAGCTATGAACAATTATTAAAATCTAAAAATGCATTAGTAATTGATATTGTTGGATATACTAAAGCTCAAATTGGTAAACGTAAAGTAGATATTATTCCAACACTTAGTTTTGAAAAACAAGCTAAAACATTCCCACAGTATGCGTGGTGGAATTCAAACTGGTTATTTTATAAATCTATTACATGGGATACTTCACAAATTCCAAGTGAATTACATAATGTACCTATCCTCATTAATATTACTGACACAGATTTAAGAGATAATGCTCAAGCTGATGGTGGAGATATTGCATTTGTTTCACACAACAATTTAACACAATATTACCATGAAATTGAAGAATATGATTCTACAACTGGATATTTAGCTGCATGGGTCAACGTCACATCGATAAATACAACCATACCAATTATTGGAATGTATTATGGGAATGCAGGTGCAGCAGACCAATGGGATGCAGCAAATACATGGAATGATAACTATTCTTGTGTATTACATATGAACCAAGACCCAACAGGTGGTGCTGATACATTTACTGATAGTACAGGAAGTGGTAATGATGGTACTCCTGTAAACTTAGATGCTGCTGATTCAATTACTGGTATTGCATCTAATTGTATTAACTTTGATGGTGGTGGAGAAAGATTATCTCTTGATTCAAGTGCTGCTACATTCGGTACTTATGATAAAGGAACTTTTGAATGTTGGGGATTACCTGATGCTGATTCAGGTTATTATTATACTTTAAATGATTATGATGATGCAGCAGATTATATATATCATGCCATTCGTGCATCTAATGATTATGTTACTGCTGATATAGGTGATGGGGGGAGTTGGCGATTTGATGGTGATACAGATGTTGCTACTGGAAAGTTTGTACATGTTGTAGGTGGTAGTTATGGAAATGGTGTTGGTAATAATTTCCTTTATACTGATGGATTGGAAAATTCACTAACATTTTTACAAGGTTCTAATGATGGTACTCATTGGGATGATACAGATGGTGGAGAGGATACATTTTCATTAGGTGGATTATATCGTGCTTCACCAATTTGGAGTACAATTACAATTGATGAGTTTAGGGTATCCACAACTGTTAGAAGTGCTGATTATTATTTATTACTATACAATAATGGGGCTAATGCAAGTGATGGGGGATTTTACACTTTAGGTTATGAGATAGGATTTGGTTTCACAAATGAAAGTCCAACAGATGATAGTACAAATCAACAAATAATACCTAGAGTAAGTATAGACGTTGAAGAAAGTACAGGAGCATCATTTGATTTAACATTCGCATCTAACTATTCTGGTTCATGGACAAACTATCAAACAAATACATCATGTTCTAACGGAACATATACTTGGGACTTTACAGGTGCAAATGTTTGTTTACAATCATATTGGTGGAAAGTATATAAAGATAACGGTACAGATAATGTTACAAGTAGAATATATAAATTTACAACTGGACCTGCTCCATCAGTACAAGAGTTAATAAGTCCACAAAATGAAAGTATATGGATAGATTTTAGTCCAACATGCACAGTAAATGTAACTGCTAACCCATATTTTGATAGTGTAAATGTTTCCTTTTCATCTAATTATTCAGGAAGTTGGATAACATATAAGACAGATACATATGTTACAGTAGATACAACATCTAGTTGGGACTTTACAGGTGCAAGTGACGGATTAACTACATATTGGTGGAAAGTAATAACATCTAATGGAACATATTCAAATACATATATTTATCACTTTACAACAAAAGAAGATATAAGTGATTGGCAATATTACAAACAATTTGATATATGTGATGGAAATAATTCTAATTATAACTTATTAATAAATGTAACTAATAGTAGTGGTGGCGATATTAATTGTGAAAGTCATGCTCAAGCTGATTTCGATGATATTAGATTTTATAGAGATGATACAACATCTAATTTGTCATACTATATTAGTGAAGTTTCAAATAGTAACTATGCTATATTTATAGTTACTTTGCCTACAGATATAACAGTTAATGATACATTAAGAATTTATTATGGATATGTTGGCACAGGAAATATTAGTGAAGACGACAGAATCTATGAAGGTACACTGTTACATAGTGATGATTTTTCTACTGACCCAAGTTTATCTGGTAGTGGACAGGATTGGTATATAGGTATTAATGGGACTAATAGCACAACAGGATTAAATTGGATATTTGATTATGAACAATTAGATGGAACATATAATTCATTTGGTCCTTATGGCAAATTATACCTTCAAAATACCACTGAGAGTGATGATACAGGATTATATTTACATGATGACTTAGATACAGATGGTAGTGAAGGTTGGTCATTTGGAGATACTGGTGGGAGTGAAACATCCACATGGAAGGGTTATTACCAAGATGAATGGTATACAATTCAAGCTAAATCATCAGGCATTGGAACTGCACAAGGTGAATGGTTTCATGCAAATTCTACAGGAGAGAATTATACAACTGGTGGCACATTTAATGTAGTGAGTCATAATGTATTTGACCGTATTCACTTCCATTTAGATGATTCTGGTGGTGGTTTTTCTTTGGTAACTGGAGAATGGGACAATACAAATGAGGATATTCATTTCCGTTGGGAACGAACTGATTTATCTTTATATCAAGAATATAGATTTGATAATCTATATGTTTATGATATATTAACAACGTATGTATGTAATGTACAAAATGAGATAAATACTAAAACTCCAAATTTAGATTCTCCCTCTCCAGCAAATAATTCAATAGGTGCATCAATAGACACAGATTTAGGAGTTTCTATTACACACCCCCTAGGCATATCTAACGATATAGAATATAGAACAAATGCATCTGGAAGTTGGGAAACTATTGATACAGCTACTAATATCGTTAATGGTAGTTCATCAATAACAACATCTGGTTACTTCACTGAATATAATACTAAGTATTGGTGGAGTGCCAATGCAAGTGATGTTGACGGATATTGGGATAATGAAACTTATAATTTTATTACAGAGTTCAATACAACTGGATACAATTATAATGAAATAATTACAATTGACTCAACTTATGTAGATGCAGATATTACTGATTTTGTAGTACCAGTAGAAATAAATCATACGATATCACAGTATTGCGATAGCGGCAATTCTATCCTATTTACAACATCATCAGGAGGATTACTTTATCATGATTTAGAATTCTTTAGTGATAATGTACCATCATATTGTCATGTTAGAATCCCTGCATCAGAAACAATTACATCAGCTAGTGATTATACATTTAAATTATATTTTAATAATAGTAATGCAGTATCAACTGCAAATGCAACTGAAGTTTGGGAGAATTATGAGATGGTTTATCATTTCTCTGAAGCATCAGGAGATATTATTGATAAAACAGGCAATACATACAATGCTACTGTTGCTTACAATCCAACATATAGAGCAGGAGGACAATTTGGTTATTCTATGGACTTTGATGGTTCTGAAGACTTTTGTGCAATACAAAATAAATCATACTCATCTACAACACTATCAGATATGTTAGTTCTTGCCATAGTTAAAAGTGAAACTACATTTACTGGAACTGTAAGAGAGGTATTTTCATTTGATGAAAGTGATTACTATAGTATATCTACAGACAGTGATAGTGAACATCCTATATGGACTACAGAAAATGATGCATTGGAGGGAGATGAAGACGTTACAAATAATACATGGGTAACATTAACAGGTGTATTTAATTCAGGAACGAGATATTTGTATATTAATGAATATCAAAATCAAAGTGATGTTGTTGCAAATACATTTGGTAGTGGTAATACAAGATATGGCTTTATTGCAGAGGGGTCTGATGCAACATCGTTTAATGGAACTATAAGTAACACTCCATTTAATGGTAAGATTGATGAGATTATAGTTAGAGAATCAATTCCATCTGAATTGGATGCTTGGGTGAAACTTAAACATAATCTTTATAATGGTAATGCAATCTCTGGTGTGGATAATACATGGGGAGAGCCAGTATTGAATAGTGCTTCTCCATCAAACGGTACAACATGTGTAGAATATGCAGTTGATATTACTGTTGATATATCTGACCCAGATAATGAGAATATGGATGTTCATATATTTTCAAACTACACAGATGCAGAATGGATAGAAGTTGCAACAATAAATGATGTAACAGATGGCGAATATACTGCTACTGACATAACAGAATTTAGTAATTCTGATACAAAATACTGGTATGCAGTCAATGTTAGTGATGCAACTGGAAATTCATTAAATGAGACTAGATATTTTACTACAGCAGATAATCAAGCAGTTAACACATATTATCCTAGTAATACTTCAACTGACATAGATTATTTACCTACATTATTCTTTAATGTAACATCGACTTGTGATGTGGATGCTAGTGTTAGTTTTTATGAAAATACAACAGGAAGTTGGGTATTGATAGAAACTGATACTGGAATTAACTCTGGTAATGGAGCAAGTTGTACATACGATGAGGTATTAGAAGGAGATACTATGTATTGGTGGAAAGTTGTTGTTGATAATGGGTATGATGATACTACAACTTATATTTATCATTTCACAACTACAGCAAATCCAACTGCTGAAGTTAGTTATCCAACACATCAAACAATGGATGTAGAAAAATCCCCGACAGTATCAGTGTGGGCTAATGAATCTGATGGGAGGGATTTAAAAGTTACATTTTATAGATGGACAGGTGCAAGTTATTCACAATCCCAAGTAAATGATTCTGTTTCAAGTGGCACATTAGTAGAATGGATTTACGCAGAAGCCAATACAGCAGATACATTATATAACTGGTCAGTAAAGGTACAAGCATATGAGGATACTACATTGTGTGGATATATACAAGTATATAAAGAATTTACAACTGCTGAAGCTCCTGTAATTGATAGTTATGTTCCTTCTGATGGAACATGGTATTGGAGTGTAAAGCCAGTATATTTCAATGTAACAATTTCTGACCCTAGTGGTTTAACAATGGATATTGAATTACATAATGGTAGTGGCTTTACAGATTTATTCAACTCATCATCTAGTGTTAGTAATGGAACAGTTAGTCATACAAATAATACTTGGGTAGATGACTATGACACAATACATTGGTCAATATCTGTTGTAAATTCGAAAGGATTTTATACTAATGATACAACTCCATATTTCTATAGGGGAAGAGCAGCGAGTGCATTATTTACATCAACTAACTTACCTGTAACAAATACTCCAGTTAGTTTTACAGATTCGTCAACAAATGCTACATCATGGGATTGGGACTTTGGTGATGCAAACACATCAACTAATCAAAATCCTAATAATAATTATAGTTATATGGGAAATTATACAGTAAATTTAACTATTAATGATGGGGAAACATATTGGCAAACTGTATATTATGAAACTTATATTTATATAGGATATAACCAAACAATAAGTAGTGGAGAAGATTACTTTATTTGGATGGGAAATACATCCACAATTACAGATATTAATACAACTATCGGAACTTCTAATTATACTTATTATTGGGATGGAAGTACATGGAATAATACAGGAACACTTTCAGTTCCACAGTTTAGTGTACTTAAGAAAAATAATTCATGGACTGCATCATTTAGAACTCCTGCTAATCACACAGTAGATTATTCTGCTAAAAGAAATGTATCACTCAGTACAGGATGGAATGTTGAAGTATGGACTAATAATACTGCATCTACAACGAAAAGTATTTCAACTGGAATTCCACAATCAGTTCCAGAATTTGTATCATATTGGGATGGTTCAGCATGGGTAAATTATATTGCAACTAAATCACCTGATAGCTATAGTAGAACTGTTAATTTATATGATATCATCATTATTGCTATGGATGATAGTGACCATTGGGTGGAGATATAATGACAACTCCATTTCCATTTCCAGCGTATGGGAATGTCAATGATAATAATGGAAATCCTAAATCTGGACTAACAGTTACATTTTATGCTCCTGCTGGTCAGGTATCAGCTACTACAGATGCAAATGGTTACTTTCAAGCAGATTTACAAAGTATAGCTAGTGATGGAGATACAATATATGTTTCTGGAAATACTTCTAATTATTTTGGCTCTTCAAGTTATGTTTTAGATGTTAATGACTTATCACATGATTTTTCATTTGATTTAGATAAAGAATATACAGATTTAAAGATATATTATGGGAGTGGTCTTAGTAGCTATGTTAGAGTATGGTGCAATGATTGGAGAACGCACAATAAGGAATTATCTATCACAACAGTCCTATCAAAAGCCCAATTAGATAATATACGGGATAATATAAAACCTGGAGGAGTTAAGAAACTCATGGAAGTATTGGGTGAGATTACATATGTTGATACTACATATAATGGAGGGAACACATTAAAATTTACTCCTGTGGATATAGACAGTTCTGATTTAGCTACATATAGAAGAGAGACAACTGCTTATGTTAAAGCTATTGCCATTTCCCCAATGGAAGGACAGCAAGAGTTCATAGTTAAATTCAATTGCTTCATATCAGG